CGGAATATTGGAACATAAAAGATTTAGAAGGAGTTAAAGCATCTATTCCATTATCAAAATGGAATGCACAGTACATGCAAAATCCAACTGGAGAAGAAGGTGCATTAATTAAAAGAGAATGGTGGCAAAATTGGGAAGATGATATTCCTCCATTAGAACATGTCATACAATCTTATGATACAGCTTTTATGAAAAAAGAAACTGCCGATTATTCTGCTATTACTACTTGGGGTGTATTCCATCCTAATGAAGATAGTGGTCCTTGTTTAATGTTAGTTGATTCTGTTAAAGGTAGATATGAGTTTCCAGAACTAAGACGTATTGCATTAGATCAATACGGATACTGGCAACCAGAGACAGTGATTATAGAAGGCAAAGCATCCGGACTCCCTCTAACTTATGAATTAAGAAAAGCAGGTATACCTGTAATTAATTTTACACCATCACGTGGTAATGATAAACACACAAGAGTTAATTCTGTATCTCCATTGTTTGAGTCTGGTAAAATATATGCACCTGCTGAAATGGAGTTTGCACAAGAAGTAATTGAAGAATGCGCTGCATTTCCTTATGGAGATCACGATGACTTGGTAGATTCTATGACTCAGGCAGTCATGAGATTTAGACAAGGTGGATTAATTCAACACCCTGAAGATTATGAAGATGAACCTTTACAACAGGCTCCAAAAGTGTATTATTAGGTATTATGGCAATAGACGAAAACGATCCAAGATTAAAAGACATGCTCAGAGCTATTGAGTTAGGTGATCTACCTGAAGATTTACCACCTGACCCTGAGGACTATGATGATATGGGTGGTATTAATTCATTAAAAAGAAAATCACCATCAATTAAAATGGCATCAGAGACTGGCCCAGAAGAATTTGAACTTGAGTTAATGAGCGTCATTAACGAATATAACGACTTAAAATCAAAAGGTGATTCTGCAGTTAGAGGTATTTCTCTAGATCAATACATAGAAGATTATTTTTCTAAAAAGAAAATGATGCAAGAAAATAGAGCTATGGCTATGGGCGGTGGTATGATGAGAATGGGTTATGCCGGTGGATCAGAAGATATTGCTGAACCATCTAAATCAATGCAAGTAGACACTACAACTTATCCATTAGGTCAAGATCCAATTAATAGACCGACAGAAGACTCTAAAGAACTTAAAAGACTTAAAGAGTTAATGGAAAGAAGAAAAAAAGAAAAGAAAAAATTAGCTATGGGCGGTATCGCAGGAGTCCTGTAGTGGCCGACATTCCAAAGAAAAAACCAAAAAGATTTAAACCAATGTTAGACATGCTTAATACAGAAGCAGCTGTTAACACTTTAGCTCCAAAAACTTTTGTTGATATGGTTGGTATATTTTCACAAAAAGCATATGAGAATGGAGAACTAAGTGTAGATGAATATTTAGATATTGTTAAACCATTATTTGGTGAGACAGGAGAAAAGGTAACCAATAGAATAAAAGAGTATGAAGATGAACTTGAAAAATATGCAACTGGTGGCAGAGTTAACTTCTTAGATGGTGGTGACACTGCATATAATAAAATGGTTACAGAAGCTTATATTAAAGCCGGAGGACTTGAAGCAACTGGCATGGATATAGATAAATTTGCAGAAATGTATTTTAAAAAATTTGCTGATGGCGGACGTATTGGTTTATTTTTAGGTGGTAATCTTGAAGGAGGTTATTCTGAGTCAAGAAAAGACTCTGGAGGAAAACAAACCACTGTTAGTTTTGGAGGCGGAGGAGGTGAAGAAAATGATAATCCTATATTGAAAAAAATAAAAAAAGCCAATATACCAGACGAGTCTCCTTTTAAAAAATTTTTAGCTCACGATAGATTTACAGATCAATTAAAATTTAATAGAGCAATACCAAACTATCATCAACTAGGTGGACTTGATTTTATGGCTAGGTTTCCAGGTGCAAATCCTGATCTTGCAAAATTTTTAGCTGGAGGTTATCAATATGTAACAGAAGGAGCTAGAGCTTTAACTAATGAAGATATTGACTTTAACGATGCAATGAATAAAGCAAAAGAAGAAACAAGATTAAATAATATTGGTATAGATGATTTTTTTAATCCAGAAAGTGAAACTTATAGACAATATAAAAATTTAGTTCCTGAATCAGGAGCAGTACAAATGGCAGGTGGAGGCCGAGCACAATTTGGTATAGGCTCCTTGGATCCTGATGCAGAATTAAATAGAAGGGTAAGAGAACTTATGGACGATGGTTATGAATTTGGTCAGGCAGTTAAAAAAGCTATGGAGGAAACAAGAAAAGACCAAGGTAGTGGAACTATGCCTAAATCTGAAAAATGGATGAGAGAATATTTTTTTGATGGTAAAGGTGGATATGATGACAGAATGTCATATAAAGAATTTGCTTTAGGACCAGGACAAGAATTATACAAAAGACTTGGTAATGACTAAAAGACTAACTAGAACAATTCCTCCGGAATCAGGGCCCATGCCTCAGGGGTTGAATATTAACTATAATGGTGTTAAACAAATAAAACTTACGGAGAAAAAATATAATGGCAGATATAGACAAATCACTTCCAAACGAAGTTCGAAAAACAGTTAATGTTCCTGGTGAAGAAGAAATTCAAGAAGAGATAATCGAAGAAGTTCAAGCAGTTCAAGAATCACCTGACGACGTTGAAGTTTCAGAAAATGAAGATGGATCAGTAGATATAAATCTTACTCCTGGTGCAGCATCACCTGAAGGTGGTGATGAACATTATGCAAACTTAGCAGAATTTTTACCTGATGATGTACTTGGAAGATTAGCATCAGATTTATCTAGTAAGTATCAAGATTATACTTCTTCAAGAAAAGATTGGGCACAAACTTACACACAAGGTTTAGACCTTTTAGGTTTTAAATATAATAATAGAACAGAACCTTTTTCAGGAGCTAGTGGTGCAACACACCCAGTTCTTGCAGAAGCAGTAACACAGTTTCAAGCATTAGCTTATAAAGAATTACTTCCAGCAGATGGACCAGTTAGAACACAAACAATGGGTGTATCAACTCCAGAAAAAACTCAGCAAGCAACTAGAGTAAAAGATTTCATGAACTACGAGTTGATGGAAAAAATGAAAGAGTATGAACCAGATTTTGATCAGTTATTATTTAACTTACCATTAGCAGGTTCTGCTTTTAAAAAAGTCTACTATGACGAAATGGAACAAAGAGCCGTAAGTAAATTTGTTCCTGCAGATGATTTAATTGTTCCGTACACAGCTACCTCATTAGATGATGCGGAAGCAATTATTCATCGTGTAAAAATTTCTGAAAACGATTTAAGAAAACAACAGGTTGGTGGTTTTTATAAAGATATAGAAATTGGAAAACCTGGAGACAAAGAAACTGAAATTGAAAAAAAAGAAAGAGAGCTTGAAGGAATAACAAGAACTACAAATGAAGATGTTTTTACATTATTAGAATGTCATATTGATTTAGACTTAGAAGGATTTGAAGATGTAAATCAAGAGACTGGTGAGCCATCAGGAATTAAAGTCCCGTACATTGTAACACTTGAAGAAAATTCACGTGAAGTTTTATCTATTAGAAGAAACTATGAAGTAGGTGATGCAATGAAAAATAAAGTACAATATTTTGTACATTTTAAATTTTTACCAGGTCTAGGTTTTTATGGTTTTGGTTTAATACACATGATTGGTGGATTATCAAGAACAGCAACTTCTGCACTAAGACAATTACTTGATGCAGGAACTTTATCTAACTTACCTGCAGGATTTAAAATGCGTGGTATTAGAATTAGAGATGATGCACAATCAATTCAACCAGGTGAATTTAGAGATGTTGATGCACCAGGTGGTAATTTAAGAGATTCATTTATGATGTTACCATTTAAAGAACCATCAGCTACATTATTAAATTTAATGGGTATTGTAGTTAATGCTGGTCAAAGGTTTGCATCGATCGCAGATTTACAAGTTGGTGATGGCAATCAACAAGCAGCAGTTGGAACTACAGTAGCTCTTCTTGAAAGAGGAAGTAGAACTATGTCTGCTATTCACAAAAGAATTTACTCTGCTCTTAAACAAGAATTTAAATTACTAGCTAGAGTATTCAAGTTATATCTACCACCGGAATATCCGTATGATGTAGTTGGGGGTCAAAGAGTTGTTAAACAAACTGACTTTGATGATAGAGTAGATATATTGCCAGTTGCCGATCCCAACATCTTTTCACAGACTCAGCGTATTTCACTAGCGCAAACTGAGTTGCAACTGGCATCATCTAATCCACAAATGCATAATTTATATGCAGCTTATAGAAATATGTATGAAGCATTAGGTGTAAAAAATATTGATCAAGTTTTAATTAAACCAACGCAACCTACACCGATGGATCCTGCATTAGAACATATACAAGCTTTAAGTGGTAAACAATTTCAAGCTTTTCCTGGTCAAGACCATAGAGCACACATGACTGCACACTTAAATTTTATGGCAACTAACATTGCTAGAAATAATCCAATGATTATGGCAAGCCTTGAAAAAAATATTTTTGAACATATTAGTTTAATGTCTCAAGAACAGATTGAATTAGAGTTCCAACAAGAATTACCACAACTTGCACAGATGCAACAAATGGCACAACAGAATCCTGCATTACAACAACAGGTTCAAATGCTTACTCAGAAGATTGAAGGAAGAAAAGCAGTGTTAATTGCAGAGATGATGGAAGAATTTATGAAGGAAGAGAAGGAAATTACTTCACAATTTGACAATGATCCTATTGCAAAACTAAGATCAAGAGAATTAGACCTTAGAGCAATGGAAAATCAACGTAGAAAAGAGCAAGATCAAGAGAGAATTAACCTTGATAAGATGAAAGCAATGATGAATCAGTCAAATCAAGAAGAAAAACTTGAACAAAACGAAGATTTAGCAAATTTAAGAGCTGATACATCAATTCAAAAAACTGTTTTGAGTAAAACTTTACCCAATGCAAAAGATATGATGCCAAATGTTGAAATTATTCGTAGTGGAAACGAATAAGAATGACAAAATACTAAAAAAAGGTTACTATAAACTAACTAAGGAGAAAAATTATGGATAAATTAGATAAAATTGTTGAAATCAAGTCAGAAGACAAAATGAATCTTGAAATTGACCCTAGATCTAAGACTACAGCAGACGGTGCTTTCAACTATGTTGCAAAAGGTGAAGAAGTTGAAGTAAGAGGCACTAAAAGAATGCTGAAAGAGAAGTCTAAAAAAGCTAGATGGATCTAACATGTGGTTTCAGGCAATTAAATTAGCCGTTTCTGCTGGAAGTAAGATTTACGCTAACAAACAAAAGACTAAAATGGCAATGTCAGACGCACAGTTAATGCATGCGTCTCGTATGGCCGAAGGAAAAGAAGCTTACCAAGGCAAACTTTTAGAAGCCAGACAATCGGACTGGAAAGACGAGGCGGTTTTGATAATTTTGTCGGCGCCCATCGTAATTTTGGCGTGGGCAGTCGTAAGTGAGGACCCGACAGCGATGGACAAGGTAAAATTGTTCTTTGACATGTTCTCTACGCTCCCGTCATGGTTCACAAATCTTTGGATACTTGTCGTGGCAAGCATTTATGGTATAAAGGGAACGCAAATATTTAAATCACATGGAGGAAAAAAATAATGAGAAGATACTATAGTAATGGTGCTAATGGTTTAACTAAAGCACAAAAAACTTTACCACCAGAATTAAAAGAAAAAATTTTACTATCTAAAAGTAAAAAGAAAAAAGATAAAAAGAAAAAACCATCAGCTATGATGTTAGCTATGAGAGATAAAAGAAATATGGGTGCTTCTAAAGCATTAGAAATCAAGCAACAATTAGAAAAAGCTAAAAAAGAAGGTAAAGTTGAAGATAAAACTAACCCATTCATAAGAAAAAAAACTAGAGGTGACAAGTTAAATGCCGCTTTTAAAAAAGCTGCATACGGAGATAAATAATGGCTAAACTATGTGCAAAAGGAAAAGCAGCAGCTAAAAGAAAATTTAAAGTGTACCCCTCTGCGTACGCTAATATGTATGCATCAGGTGTTTGTTCTGGTAAAATTACACCAGGTGGTAAAAAAGGAAGTAGAAAAAAAGCTGGTAGTGGTGGTCACATGGTTGCTGGTTTAGCAAGAAGAAAAAGAGCTTCGTGTGCGTAGGAATTTTGCAGAAGGTGGTTTAAGAAAATGGGTATCAGAGAAATGGGTGGACATTGGAGCTCCAAAGAAGAACGGCAAGTATCAACCTTGCGGGAGAAGCAAAGGCTCAAAGAGGAAATATCCAAAATGCGTCCCACTTGCAAAAGCCACACGGATGTCAAAAGGGCAAAAGGCGAGTGCTGTCAAACGAAAACGAGCAGCAGGTAAT